GTGATGTTGGCCACATAACGCTTGTCCTTGATGTTCTTCGACCATTGCCGCCCGGCGCAAAAGTCCTGGTCCTCGCGCATGCGCTCGAACGCGGGCTTCCAGTGTTTCTTGGCGTGCTTGACTTCCTCAGTCCAGGCGTTGACCAGAGCCTTGCGTTGCTGCGACGGGTCAGGTGGATCACGATCGATCATTTTCGACTGCGCCATGCCGGTCTGCAGCACGGCTTGGCCCGACACCCCCTGCGCGGGGCCGAACACCTGTTCGAGCATGGCGTCGTTAGGGTTCTGCGGCATCGTCGTTTAGGTCCAGCCCCCGGTGATGGTTTGCTGCTCGCGCTCGATGCGCTTCGTCTCAGCCTTGATCCAGCCCAAGGTCAACGGCTTCGGCCCCGGCTCGACCACCTTGATGCGACCCTTGGCCGGGATCTGCTTCATCAGCCCGAGCCCGAGCAACGACAGCGTGTCGACGAAGTCATCGTGCGCGCCATGCGGGAATTTGAGGATCTGGTCGCGCGCGTCGGCGAACCAGCGGGTGAAGCGCGGAAAATAAACCCGTCCCATGCTCATCCGCCCGTTGATCGATTGCGCGCGGGCCTGCTTGTCGGCGATCGGCGCGATCTCGTCGATCACGCAATAGATGCGTTTCTCCAGCATGCGCTTACGCAGGAACGGCCCGACGCTCTTCTGGATCACGCCCTTCTCGGCGAACCACAACATCGGCCGATATTTCGCCATCAACGCCGTGACCACATCGACCGAGAGATCAGACGGCATGCGCTGCCAAGTCAGGTCGGGCATGATCCACAGGTTCTCGTTCTCATCGACGCCGACGATCATGTGGCAGGACTTGTCGTTCTCTTGGCGTGTGGCGACAGCGAAGTCCGACGCGCCGTAAAAGCGCATGCCCTCGAACGCGGGCACGTCGGTCATCTTGTTGTAGGTGCGAATGTAGTCCGACTTGAAGAACGCGCCTTCGGCTGGCGTCGGCCGACCCTGGTAGAGGGCGGTGAAGCCGCGCGGGTCGTTGCGGCGCATGTCGAAGAAGAACGGCGCGTCGAAACGGTCGGGCCATAGGGGCTCGTCGATCTCGCGCCCGAGCGGGTCATCCTCCTCGGCGAGCGCGGGCAGGTTGATGATCCGCCAGGTCGACGCCTCCTCCTCATGATAGTGCGCGTTCATCGGGTCGAGGTGACGGCCGATCAGGTCGTCTTCGTTCCAGCGCGTGGCGATGATGATCAAAGCCGCGTCCTTGGTCATCATGCGCGAGCGGAAGACGCTGGCGTACCAATTCCACACCTTGTCGCGCACGACGATCGAGTCAGCCTCCTGGCGGTTCTTGATCGGGTCGTCGAACAGATTGATGTCACCGCCGCGGCCGGTGAGCGTGCCGCCGACGCCGACGAAGAACAGATCGCCCCCGCCGACGATCGACAATTTGTCCGCCGCTGCGCCGCCATAGCGCAGATTGAGGTCGGGGAAGACGTGCTTGTAGAGCGGCGACTGCATCAGCGTCTTGACGTTGCCGCCGATGTCGATCGCGTATTTGTCGTTGTAGGTCGCGACCACCACGCTCTTGTTGGGCTTGCGGCCGACGCACCAGGCCGGGAACAAAGTCGAGGCGAGCCGCGTCTTGCCGTGTCGTGGCGGGCAAGAGATGATCAGGCGCTTGATCCGGCCCGCCTCGACCTCCTCCAAAGCCGCGCCGATCACCCGGTGGTGCTTGGCCGCCTCGTAAGCCGAGAAGCGAGCATCTGCTCTCCGGTTAGGGTCCGGTTGCATGTAGCGCGCGAACGGCACCATGCCGTCGCGCGCCTTGAGGATCGCCTTCTTGCGTTCAAGCAGCAGAAAACGTCGGTCAGCGGCGTTCAATCCCAGTCGCTGCCCTTCAGCTCGTCTTGCTGTTCCTCGGGCGTGTTGATGTGCGACGAGCTGCCCTTCGGTTTGTACTTGTTGACCATCGCGTCGCCGTCTGGGCTCTCGCCGCCATAGGACATGTCGGCCTGATACCGGCCGCCGCTGTCACGTCCTGAACCGCCGCCGCTCGGGCCTTGCGCCGTGCCGTGCGGGTTGCTGAATTGCTCGCTGTCGGTCGACTTACCGGGCTTCGCCGGATCGATCGTCGATTGAGCCATTTTACTTTCCTTTCGGCTTGGGCTTCGACGGCGCGCCATAGGGCGGCGTGACGGTCGGACCTGATGGGTTGATCGGCGCGCCTCGGGTAGTCGGCTGCGCCGGTTTGGGTGGTTGCTTGGCCATTTTTCCTTCTCCTCTCCTACGCGGTGATAGGGCCGACTTCGTTCGACACCGCCACCGCCGAACCAGCGGTGTTGCTGGCGTCGACCCGGCAGCCGATCATCGCGCCTTGGTCGTCGATCGCGAACGTGTACTCCGACGTCAGCGCGCCAAAGATTTGCAGGCTATTGCGCAGCCACTGGTAGGCGTAGTCGGTCGGTACACCGTTCCAAATGCCCATGGTGCAGGTGGCGACGTCGCCAACCGCCAGCGATGGCGCGTCAACATGCGGCTCGTGGACGACAACCGGCGGTCTTGGCGTCACTTCTGGCGGCTCGGCGACGTCGCCGCCATAGCCAGTGTGGTGCTTCGCCGCGCGCGGCATCCTGGCGCGCACCTTGGCAAACGAGACGTGCGCGGCGGCGAAAGTTTCGGCCCATGGATCGCTCATCGGTACCCCACGAACAGCCAGATGACGAGGATGAGCAGCACGATGCCAATGACGCTGACGCCGCCGGTGCCGTAACCGTAGCCGTATGACCAACGCCCGACGCCGATCGGGCCACCCGTTCCAACGAAACCGCCGAGCAACGCAAGAATGAGGATGACGACCAGAACGAGAAGAATTGGGTTGTTCATCACGGGGCCTCTCTAGCGACCCGCCGCAGGGTCACGCCTGCGGCGGTTCTTGCTCACCGGCGCGAAGGCGGTTGACGCTCATCGTTGCCGATGTCATCCGGCCGCACGGTCGGATCAGTGACGCCGGTCGGCCGACGATCGGGATCGTTGAAGTCATCCGGCTTGCGGTTCGGGTCGGTGAGATGGTCCGGCCGGTGATAGGGGTCGTTCGGGTCAGGCGGTTGGCGATTGGGGTCGCTGACATAGCCCGGCTGGCGGTTCGGGTTGCGCTCGTCCGAAGCGTAACCGGCGCGGGCCTCGTCGGCGCGGCGATTGTCGAGATCACGATTGGCTTCGGCGCGCCGTCTGGCGGCCTCTTGAGTCCGCTGAAACTCCGCTTCGTCGATCGGCTGACCGGCGACATAATCGCGATCACCGGGCTCGGCGAGCCTGAAGTCCCTCGGCACCTCGGCCGCTTGCCCGACTTCCGGCGCAGCCTTGTCGAACCTCGGATCATTCAGCCTGCCGGTCGGCGCATCCCCCGGCACAGCCTGCGCGGTCTTGGGGGGCGCGTTTTGCGGCGCGGGCGGCGCGGGCGCGTGTTGCGGCGCAGGCGACCGGGGTGGGTTTTGCGGCGCGGGCGACCGTGGCGGCGACGGCGCGTTCGGCGGTTGCCTTGGCGGCTGTTGGGTGGGCATGGCTGCATTCCTCCGTTGGGTTGTTGGGCGATGTTACACCATCGCCCAACGTCTTAAACGCGCAACTTAGGCCGATGACCCCTCGCCGCCGCTCGACGGCGTTGGCGCTTCGCCGGTCGGAATGCCGACCGTGATCCAGCCCGTTTCGCTCGACCATGCCGAATGCCACTCGACTTGATCGGGGGGCGGCGGGTCGACCGGCGGCAAGCCTGGCGGGATGAAGATCGGCGGCGTCGGGAACGGGCCGCCTTGAGAGGGGCCGGGCGGCTGACCGGGGAGCCCCTGATCGGGATGTCCCGGCGACGGCCAGATGCCAGGAGGCTGCCCACCGGGCGCGATCGGGTGCGTCGGGAAGCCCGGTCCCTGACTGGGTCCGCCACCAGGCGCAATCGGGTGACTCGGCCGCCCACCGCCGCCAGGCAGTCCTTGATCGGGATATGCCGGTGGGCCGCCCCAGATGCCTGGGGGTTGGCCACCCGGCGCGATCGGGTGGGTGGGGAAACCTGCATTGCCGCCGCCCCAGATGCCGGGGGGAGACGATCCGACTTGCTCGTAAATTTCGCCAACGATGACAATCTGTTTACCTGCCATTGGGTTCGCTCCTGGGTTGATGTTTCAAACGCCTGCTTTCACTCTTTTTGCCGCCGCGCTCTCATGGCGCGGTCGCCCTGCCGATGTCGGCGCAGGGGATGGCCACAGTGCCTCTGAAGAACCTAGCGCGCGCCTGGCAGTCGCGCGCCGGGGGCGCGGCGGGTTCGATGATTTCCTCATCGTCCTTCTCGATGATCGTCACGCCTGACGCCGGGGGCGTGATGATCTCCGGCCGGGCGCGGCCGATCTCGAACGATCCCCGGCAGCCTGCGAGCGCGATGGCGGCGAGTATGACGGCCATTCTCATGACCCTTCGTCGACTGGCGTCTGCGCGGGCGCTTTGAAAGGCTCGATCGTCAAGCCCTCATCGACGATCGCCGCATAGTGGCGATTGTCAGGATCGGTCGGCACGAACACCTCGATCGGCCCGACGAAATCAGCGGCGCTCTCGCCCTCGTCGAGCGTCACCTTGATCGTGGTTTCTTCGGGGGATGTGTAGACGAGTTGCATGGTCATAGTCCTTAGAAGTCCGCGTCGAGCGCAGTTAGTGTAAGAATAGCACTCGCATTGCCAACTGCAACAGAGCTTATACTACTCTGCAAAGTGCGGTTGTCAGCTAACATAGTAGTAGCACCAGCATTTGCATTGCCGCCACTGCCCCAAGTTGCGGAAATAACAGTCGGCGCAGCGCGCATCACTACCGGCGATTGCCAATTCAGATAAAATGAGGTGCCAGCAAACCCAGCATAAGAAACCAGGGTCAGAGCAATGTTAGGTTTGTGGAAATACCTCATACAGTCGACCAGGTTGTCGGAATACTTCTTGAACTCCGGCTCGGCGTTGGCCGCTGCCGCGCCAACCATCAGCGCCACGCCGGTGATATAAAGCGAAGCATTGAGCGTTGCGACAACACCATTTGCGCCCGTGGCGGCAACAAAATTACCAGCTGTCCAAACTCCAGGCGCAGTTGAATAAGTCGCGCCTGTTCCAAGGTCGAACAACAAATCCACCGCTTCCGCATTGGCCGCCACACTCCACGTTCCAACCGTATCGCCGGGAATAGCGATGCGAAATTTCTGCCAAGCACTCGCAGTAGTGATCGTATAGGTAAACGCATAAGTGCGGGTGTGAGCACCATTACGCAGCACTCCTGAATACGTTCCCGCAATGCTCGCAGTTGCATAAAATTCCAATGTTACTGGCAGAGCGTTAGCTGTTCCCCACATCGTATCGTTAAACTGATTTCCTTCGATCATTTGATATAATGAGAAGTTGTCAGCCGCCACTATTGAATGAGCAGTTGTCGTGTTCCAGACAATCACGTAAGCATACGGCTTGCTCGGTAAAGGCGAGCTTGCTGCTTGCCCGCATTGGCCAACACCGGTAATACCAGAGTATTTCCATCTATCAATCACATACATAATGCCAGTCATAGCAACGACATTGCCGCCGTTGCGCTGATCGACGCTCATGTCGCCGTTGATGATCCGGTTGCGGTAGCGAACGCTCGTATCGACCCACGCGTTGTTGTTGCGGCCATAGGTGATGCCGTTGGCAGGCGCGTCAGGCACGCCCAGGACGCCCGCCGCCGTCCACTTGGTTCCATCCCACGCCCACGCAGTGCCGTTGGGAGCGGTGAAGATCTGATTAAGGGTTGGGTTGGCGGGGAAATCAAGCATCGTCCAGCGTCACCTTGATGGTGGTTTCTTCGGGGGATGTGTAGATGAGCTGCATGGTCAGAAGTCCGCGTCCGCTGTCAGAAGGCCATACGCCCAAGCACCACCCGCCCCAGAAATCGTTATGCTGGTAGTAATCGTACTGTTCGATGCCGGACTGGTAGAGGCGCTAGTGGCAGGGCCGCCATAACTCATGCCAGATTGAATTACTGCAGTTGGTGTAGCCCGCATTTGTGGAGCAAGAGTGATGCTGTTCGTAGTTACACCGCCTGCGCCAGCACCATATCCGCCGAGCTGAAAATTAAACTTGTTAAAATACCTCATACAGTCGATCAGATTATCGCTGTACTTCTTGAACTCAGGCTCGGCGTTGGCCGCCGCCGTGCCAACCATCAGCGCCACGCCGGTGATGGAGAGCGCCCCGCTTGTCGTTGCCAACACGTTGGTCGTGCTTGGCGTGCTTAAAAAATTTCCAGCTTGCCACGCATTGACAGTCGAAGTCTGAAAGGTCGAACCCGCGCACAATGTAAATCTTATGGCCAACGATCCTGCTGTAGCGGCGACGTTCCAAGTCCCACTCGTATCGCCAAGGATGTTGAGCCGAACCTTCGTCCATCCTCCCGCTGGCAGGGCGAAAGTGGAAACATAAGACCGACTAGCCGCCCCATTGATTAATGATACTGCGTAAGTTCCGGCAATGGCTGCGCTCGCCCAAAACTCAAGCACCACCGGCAGCGCGTTCACCGTCCCCCATTGCGCGTCGTTAAAATTATAACCCTCAATGCTCTGATTGAATATGAGAAGATCGCCCGCCGCAGGCGAAGAATAAGCAACCGTCGTGCCGAATGTTAAGGCATATAGGAACCCAACTGGGGAGTTGGCTGGCGCGATCTGACCACAATTCCCCTTCGACGCCGTTCCGCTAACAAAAGCCCTCCAGCGGTCAATCGCGTAACTAGACGCCCCTAAAGCGAACGTAGCGCCCCCATTGCGCTGATCGACACTCATGTCGCCGTTGATGACGCGGTTGCGGTAGCGGATGTTCTGCGCATCGACATATTGCTTGCTAGCGACTTGCAGGGCGCTCGTCGGATCGGCGGTGACGACGAGATTGGCGACCGGCCCACTCATCGTGCCGCCGCTCAAAGGCAGATACGCGCCGCCATTGAAGTTCGACGCCGTCACCCATTGCTTGGAATTGCCGTCGTCATAATAGACGTACAATTCGCCGCCGACGCTGTCCCACCACAACGCGCCGGTCTGCGGGATCGGCGGGGGCGCGTCGGCGGTGGCGACGCTGCCGCCGACCATCGTCCACTGGGCGGCATTGAACGCACCTGGCGCGACCGCCTGGTTAGCGCGATAGAGCTGGTTGGCGTTAACGACGAAAGAGCCAAGCGGGTAGCTGGCGAGGGTGGAGAAGAACCGCACCGGCAACAGGTCTTGCGCCGTGCTCGCAGCATTGACGACGCCGAGCTGCGCGTCGGGGAAATTCACGTAGATTTCGCCGGGAGAACGCCCGCTCGGGCGCGAGCCCGCGACGGACGAACGTAGGGTCTGCACTCGGTTCATGGCTATCTAGCCTCTCTCAGTAAGTCCCTGCGTCAATGATCGCATTTGCGATCGACGTGTCGGTGTAGGTCGTGGCGCTGGTCAGCGTCGAAGCGTCGCCGCTGTCGCTGTAGGTGTTGGCAGCCGCAATGGCTGCGGCCTGCGCCGTCGCGGCGGAAGCATCGGCGTATTGCTTCGTCGCTGCGTCGAGGGGGTTCACGGGATCGGCCGCCAGGGTCAGCGCGCCAACCATGGTCCCGCCGTCAAGCGACAAGGCATGCACCCAACCGCCGTCGCGCCGCCCATAGAGCACATCGTCCATCGGCGCGTCAGGCAGGCCGCTGACTTCGGCGATGTCGATCCACGCGCCGTATTTGCGCGCATAAGCCTCGCCGTTATTGGGCACGTCGGCCTGGACGGCGTCGGCGATCCAAGCGCCGTTCTGGCGCGCATAGAGCACGCTGTCGCTCGGAGCCTCGGTGACGACGCCTTGCCAGGCGGTGAGGAGGGGGTCGGCCTGAGTGACGACGACGCCGTCCTGGGGCGCGGGGGCGGCGACGGGAATGAAGCTGGCCAGCTCGTAGGCGCGGGTCATGCAGCCGCCTCGAACCAGACGATGAAGCTCTTGGCGTCGGCAGTCGGGGCCTGGGTGAAGGCGAGGGTCGCAGTTCCTGACGTCACGGTGAAGTCGACGCCAGGCTCTTGGCTGACGCCGTCGAGGACGACGGCGAGATTGGTGGAACTCTGAATGACGGGAACCGAATTGTCGACGACCGTGAGGGTGAAGACGGTCGTCGCGCCATCGAACACGAGGGGCTTCATCTTGACGACGTTGACCGCGCCGGGGGCGATCTGCGCCTGCGGGACGAGAACGTCGACAGCGAGAACGCCGTTGGCGTTGGCGGGCTTGAGCAGGGTCAAGGTCGACGTGGCTGGGTCGACAGTGAAGTCGCCAATGGCTGTGCCATCGTCAGGCGCGAGACGGACGCCGTTAAGGAACGCCAAGACGCCGTTCGAGCCATCGGCTTGAAGCGTGAAGGTGTGGCCGAACATGTCGGTCGCGGTTAAGGGAAAGACGGTCTGATTGGCGGCGGTCGGGTAATAGAGGCTCGATGTCGCGGCGATCGCCGGGGCGGCGACGGCCGCCCAACCGACGCCATTCCAGGTCATCATCTGGTTGTTGGTGGTGTCCCAGTACATCGCGCCAGGCGGGATCGGGTCGCCGGTGGTGGTGAAGGGCGTCGAGGGCGGGCCTGGGCTCGGCCAGGCTCCCATGTACCATTCCGCCTGCATGCCGAACGCGCCTGCGGCCCGGTGCGCCCACCAGCGCGAAGACCAATGATCGCCGGTGATCGCATTGACCGCGAGAATGTTGCCGGGGATGGTGTCGGGCATGTTCTCGGCCCAGGCGATCGACACCTGGGCATAGTCGGCGCTGGTGTTGGTCGCGCCAACGACGTCGGTCGCATAAGGCCCGCCAGCGCCATAGTAGATAGGCGTTCCTTCTAACGGCGCGTTGGGCGGCGTTTCGAGGCGGCTGTCGATTTGGGTGGCGGCCTGGGCGGCGAGTTCGGCGCGCAGCTGGGTCAACGAGGCTTCCGCCTTGGCCGCAGCGATACGGGAGGAGGCGGCTGCGGCCAAGGCTTCAGCAAGCGCGCTTTCGACGTTACGAGCATCGATCATTGCATTCGCGGCAGCCGCATGCGCATTGGCTGCATCCTCGGCGACGCGGGCGCGCAAGGCTTCAATCAGGTCTTTGAGCAGGGAGGGATCGATCCGGTCGATCGTCAGGGGCTCGCGCATGGCCTCGACCGCACGCGCTAGCGCATTGGTGGCGTCAATCAGATTGGTGAACTGCGCATCCAGCCGATCGCCAGGCGGCTGGGCGGTGGGCGTGCGTTGAGAGAAAGCCGTGAAGTCATAGACCCGCGTGGGCCTGGTGATCGCATGCGCCTTGGAAGCTGAATGTTCAGCCGTCATTCGCATTGCCTTCAATGGGCTGGCGAGTGGCTCGGGCCGAACGAGCGCGACGGCAGGCGCTGGTTCTAGCCGGGTTTGATGAAGGTGGAAAGACCCCGGCCTATGGAAGATCGCGAGCCGCTCAGGGGGTTCGAGCGGCCGCGCGAAAGCCGGGGCCTCTCCCGCCTGGCGCACAGGCATAGCGCCGAGCGACGATCCACTGTGCGGTCGATCGCGAACGTCACCATACCCCTGCGCCCGTGTTTAGCCAGAGCCAAAATTTTTCTGCGCCAGGGTGGCAAGGGCAGCGGCGGCCTAGCGGGGGGCACCCAAGGGGTCGGATCGCAGCCTTCCCGCGCGTCAATTCAGCTACAATTGCGCGCTGTTGTTGTAGATCAATAGGTTAGCACTGTTTACACGCAGGAAACGCGCAGAATAGGCCCGCATCACACCTCGCCGAGCTTGCCGATCTCGCGGTCGATGTCGTCCAGGCTGAGCAGCTCGGGCTCTAGCCCATTGGCGTCAAGCCCCTGATCCGCCTCGCGTTTCCGGCCTGAGCCGATCGCGCCGACAAGCTCCAGGAGCGTCCGAGCGGAGGCGGCGCGGACGTTGGCGGGTGTCTTTGGGTTGGCAACCAGTTGTTCAAGCGCAGCTTCAGCTTTCAAACGCAAGGCTCGATAACGCCTTGACGTTGTCGTTGGATCTCCCGCAACAGGATCGGCCATAGCGCATTGTTGTACGCTCGCACCAACTTCATCCGCATGCGTTGGTCCGCCTGCTGATAGATCCGCATGCGCGCCAACGCTGCCGACGCGCTTTCGACCTGCCCCTCGATCGCCGCTGCGCGCTCTGCCTTGAGCGCCTGCCCCTTGCCGCTTCGTTTGAGCTTGCCTTGCCTGGCCCATGCGCTGAACCCTCCATGCGCGCCGCACACCGCAACGCCTTTCAACGCCAGCATGCCACAAGGCTCGCCATCGCGCTTAACCGCAGAACAGACCCGATAGCCAGGTCGACCAGGTTTGAACGCATGGTGCTTGCCAGCCTCCAGGAACGCAGCTGGAGCCGTCTTCCGCCCACCCCATGGCTTGGTTCTGAGTTGGCGTGTGTGTCGCTTACCTGGCCGCCAATTGGCACGGGTAAAGAACTCTGTCATCGGACCTCCTCGCTACACACCACATGCGATTTTTTGCCAAACAAATTCTATTAGCGTCAGCGTGTGCGTGTCATCCTGCTCCCTCTGTCCGTCTCCCTATATGCATATACGTATTATTATTATTATTTATATAAAGAGAGTATATGTGTATTAGGTGAAATGAGTGCGCAAACATCAATAACTTAGCTCCACTTTCGCATAAAGAGGATAGCCACACAACTTGCGAATATTTGGCCATACGCCAACAGAGGAAACCACCTAGCCACGTTCCCGCAACCGCCTTTTCTCCGCTTCGGGCATGTCGTTCCCGAAGTCCCGAATGAACTCGCAGACGGCGCACACGGCGCGGTTAGGCGGAATGCCAATGTGCGACACCGCATACCCACAGTCCATGCAGACAAACCGCCAGACACCAGGCTCAACTTGCACCACTGCGCGCATGCGCATGCCCTCGACGATGTCAGGATCGCCTGCCATCTCGATCACCTCTCCCTCGGTCGGCTCACGCACCGACATGTCGTCCGCGAAGACCATAAGGTGGCCGCAATAGAAACAAATCGCGACGTCGCCCGGCGAAGGGCGATCGTCGTCCTTGTCAACCGTCCGCGCCGCCGCGTCGATCGTTTTTCCACAGTCAAGACATGCGACCTCGGGCAGCGGTCTGCCGTCCTTGTCCACGCGCGGTTTTGGGTGTTGCTCTGTCATCCGCCTGCTCCCAACATGACAACGTCGTAAAAGCCCGCTAGCGTGCCAATCGAAGGAATTATCCTCTCGGGGTTCATCACCATGCATAAACTCGTTTCCCTTGCCGCGCTCAGCCTTGCGCTCAGTCTCACGCCTGCCAACGCCACCTTGCAACTCTCGATCAGTTCGGGCGGGTCGACCTTCACATGCCAAGACGGACAGCTGAGCTGCGATCTCAGCGGCGCTGCCAAGAACCTCTTGACCGTCGACACCACAGTCGGCGGCGCGTTCGTCCAGCTCACCCTGGCGCAATCCTCGACGCACCCAAACATGCTTGAGCTGTCGTCGAGCAACATCCTGAACGAGCGCGCCGTGCCGATCACGGTTACGTTACTGGCTTCGGACACCGGCTTTGCCGGGCCTGTGACCTTCGTGCGGTCGAGCGCCAGCCTCACCTTCAACGATGCTGTCGGCTCGGGAACGTCGATCCTCGACTTCTTCGCCGACGCCGCCGACGCGCAAGGCGCAAATCCGCTCAACACGCCGGGCGTCTTGCTCGAAACCGTCAGCGGCTCGCCCGCCACCAACCCCGACAGCTTCAGCGGTTCGCGGGTCACGGCGTTCGACGCCCTCGGGCCATTCTCGATGACCGAAGAAGCGACCCTGAACCTGATCGGCGGGGCCAGCGTCACCGGCTTCAACCAGTCAATGCAGTCAGGCGTGCCCGAGCCTTCGACCTGGGCCATGCTGGCTCTGGGCTTCGCCAGCCTCGGCCTCGTGGGCTTGCGCAAGCGCCGACGTCAGTCCTTGTCGTTCTGACTGTCGACGAGGAGCCTGTCGAACACGCGCTCGCGCAGTTCATCGCACGTCGTCTCGACCACCTCGCAGACGGCGTCGATGCTGGCGTGCGCGCTGGCCTCGACGATGCTGTCGGCCAATGCGCCCACCTGCTTCGGGATGCG